CAGACGCTTCATTCGACGTGGTATAGACCGTTGTCGCCGGTCCCAAAGTAGCAGACTCGGTATAGAGAGCGATCTTAAACGTGTCAGTCGTAAAATCGTGGATGCCTTTAAGAAGTTCTTCCTTAAAACTATTGCACATCCCGGCGGTTAACATCATTTCACCTGTATCCGTACCTGACCATCACGATAAGCATCCATACGCTGCTTACCATCGCCAAGTTGTTTAAGAAGCAGAATGGCTTGGGAGTACATGGTCTCATACAACTGAACTTGTTCCTGTTCACCCTTCATGAACCGGATACCCTCCATCAACACACCGTTCAAGAGGGCTGTGTCGAAATTATCACCTAACCACGTCTGACCGGTGGAGACAATACTGGCAGGGTAGTAATAATAGTGCAGCTCAACCGGGTAGGCTTGATCGGGCGTGGGGCCTAAAATGAACGTAAGCTCGTTAGAGTCCTCAGTTGCAGGGCCAAAAATTGCATAGTGTTTAGGGACGCCGGTCGCATTCGGAGTCGGATAAGCTTCACGAATAAAATTAACATCTTTATTCAAAAGATACGTAAAGGTACCCGTACTAAGGGTGCCGCCCGTCACAACGGCTAAAGAATACACTGATAAAAAATCACCCGGAGCAGACAAGTATTTATTGTTTGCCGATAGGGTTGCAGTCTGGTTGCGTCTAAGCGAAGCGATCTGAACAGTGTTATAAATCTTCTGTTCGGCCTGCTTAGTCAGCATATCCAACACGGTATTGGAGAACTCGTTCTCCAACGTGTCTTTGACTGCCTGTTTAAGATCAGTGTAGTTCATGCCATCGGACCACGTGCCATAACACCTTTAGTCGCTGCACCCGTACCACGGATCTTGATACCACCACCCTTTTTCATCTTGGTAAGCGGCTTACCCGGATGCAGAGCCTTCTCGTGCTTATGCACAGCCTTCTTAACCACTGCTTTATCCATCTTAACATCAGAGTGCTTCATAACGTCCTCACGAAATAACTACGGTTAAAACACCCGCCCATGTCGTTGCTTGCACACCAAACAATGGTACAACTTGTGAACGACTTTGTGGGTATCCTGTAAAGTCTGGTCTTGGATTTCGGATTGCTTGCGGATCCTCGACAGGGAATGTGCCTAATTTTAGCTGAGGATGGCTCGGATTCCAACACTCCGGACAAGCCATAATCTGAGTCGGCGTGTCCTTGATGATCAACTCTTTAAGTTTCCTAAGTTTATACCTAAAGCCACAGATATCGCACTCAGCGATAGCACGTTTGCTTGAGGCAAACTTATTACTCATGCACGAACACCATAAATCCGAGGAACAAACCGGACGCTGGCTTTCTCTCGATCTTCACCCGCCGCCAGATCAAACTGCTCGTCATAAGCTTGCTTCAACATTGGAACTCGCTGAGCAAGCTCCGGAGTCTTCATAGCAATATGATATGCCAAACCTGCGGCGATAGCTGGTAAGAATCGAAAAGGTGCGTCTGGCGTGTTGATGCCAGTTCCAGCATCTTGAATACGTCGTAACCTAAAATAGGCTAACGTATATGGAATCGAGTTGTCGGGAACCGGCCAAAGAGTAAATTTGGGCTGATCTCGGAGCCGCTCGACAAAGATCTGAATGGGGCGACCCAGAGTTAATTTCGAGGGTATTGATGAATATGTTGACACACTGATACGAGAAATCGTCAAGTCAGCTTGAAGCGTGGGGCTACCGGGATTCGTTCGGATGACATGTTCAATAATGTCGATGGTATCCGTAGGCAAATTGTAAGTGGCGACTCCGGGAGTCAATAACTGCGTACCCGACTCAATCGTCCACAGATTAATCCCACGATTTGCAAACTCAATCGTGAGCAGGTTCATCGATCTCCGTGCGGTACGGAGGTCATAACCAGACCGCATTTCACGACCGGCACGTTCCCAAGCCTCTTCCGCAAGCTCGGTAAACTCTAGATTAAACGCGGTCGTGCCAGAGGTAGTCATCTAAATCTCGCTGTTTTTTGTGCGATTGCTTTTGGTTGCTTTACAAACTGCTTACCAGAAGCTTTACCTGCACGTTTGGCTCGGGTTGTTGCCGCGTACTCTTGAGGAGAAAGAGATTTAATCGCTGCCTCGGGTAAATATCGCTCACCCGTCTTGGAAGACGGTTTACCGGACTTTGTACGCCACTTCTGCTCAGTCCAGCTTTTAAGCGATTGTTGAGGAGATTTCAATCCCTGTACCCCCCACCCTTAGCCTTGTACTGCTTCGCCAAAAGTTGTGCTTTTCTCGCGGACCACTGCCCCGCGCCCGTGCCCTGCACCGCTTGTCCCTTGATCTTGTTGAACAAGGATTTGCGCATACCGGGTTTGGTGTAGTTCCCAGCCTCATTGACTTTAGACTTAACCTCACCACCCTCAGCATACATGGAGAATGTATCTCCATCCTTACGCTTCATCTTGCGAGGTTTTGGCATCTTGTTGGGGGAAATAACCCCCATACCGCGAGATGGCATCATAGCGATTCCTTACACGAAGCGACCCTTGGTCTTACCCCGTTGAGCACAACCATCAGCACGTTTAGAGGCAGAACCAACCGTACCACCGCTTGCTCGCTTCAATGTACCCATAGACGAGCGACGAGAAGTTTCAGCAGCCCGACCCGATTCATCCCGCAATCGCTGCAGGCGTTCTTCTTCGTCGGCCCGACGCTGTGCCTCGGGAGAGATGCTCATCTCATTAACAGGCTTCGGAGGCGGGGGCGACGGGGCGGGAGATGCGAGATCTTCAGGAGGATTAACTCCCTGAAACGGCGGGACAACCCGTGGCTTTTTGGGTACCTTGTTTTGGGTTGCCATATCAGCACTTCCCGCCGTAAGCCATACGAACTTGCGTACCTTTGGTCTTACCTTTTTTGGCAATTCCATCAGCTCGCTTGGAAGCGGAACCAACTGATCCACCAGCAGCATAAGCTTTACCGCCGTGCTTCATGCCCTTGGCTTCCGCCATCTCATGCTTAATCATGGACTTCGGAGCGCCCTTCTTTTTCATGAAGGCCAGCTCTTTACCCATCATCGCTTTGGACTCTTTCATTTGACCACCCTCTGCAAATTTACGGCCTTTATCGGCCTCCATGAAGTCCTTGCCAACCCGCTGAGGGATGCCAAGGCGTTTAGATGCGGCGGGATCATTAGCGACCATCGCCATCAGATTGTGTTGGGCTCGTGTCTTGCTCGGCATTTTTACGTCCAAAGACTCGCTGCATAGTATCCGTTTCCCAAATACGAATACCGGTCCACAGAATAGTAAACAAAGCCGCTACAGAAGGCAACATATCAACAAGCGTACCAACTACGGTGACTACCGACAAGCCGTCAAGTAGTGCTTTAGTGGTTTCAGAAGTTTGTTCAGTCATGTTAACACTTCCACGCCCGGAGGCTTTTGTTGATACGGCTGTTGGGATCATTAGCTGTCTTAGCGGAAGTCAGCTTCTTCTTCATCCCTTTCATCCGAGCGCAGAATGAATCCCGACGAGAACCGCCTTCAGGCTGCGGAGCCTTGAGACCCGGCTTGCCCGGGTTCGCCGCATTGTAGCTGGCCCTGCCTTTGGCATTCAAACCACCAGCGGGATTTTTGCCTTCTTTGCGCTGCCATGCAGGAGTCTTAGCCATGTTTACCTCTTCTGTTCTTTGAGTTCAGCAGCCAGAACCTCGGTCTTCTCTTTGGAGCTGGCACTCGATCCGAGGAAGAAGTTCAGGATGGTGGCAACGACAGTGCCAAGAAGAAACCCGAGGATCGTATCCGCAAAACGGACGTTCATCTCAGGGATGAAGGTGAAGGTGATCAGGAAGATGTAGACAACCGCAGTCACTGACCAGAACGTAGCGAGGTACATGACATACCTCTTGGCAAACTTGTCGTCCTGCTGCAATGCAGCTACCTGCATGGCCCGAGCGTCAGCCGTATTCTTGTTGGCTTGCTCGATCTTGAACTCTTCGTGCTTCTGAGCAGCTTCACGCAGGGCTTTCACTTCCTCTGCGCTCATGTCAGGCTTTAGCTCGATGCCGGTTTTTTCCTGAACATAGTCCAGACCCTTGTCCACGACCGCTTGGGCAACCTTGGGCAGGTTGTTCTGGATGAGACTGGATACGATACCGGCAAGGAGGGGAGCCATTTACTGCCTCAAGTTGAAAGTGAGGTTCTGATGGCGGGGGTAAGTTACGACTCGTTCGCCCTCTGGACACTTGTACTTGATCGTAGCAAGCAGCGTGGACTTACCCGGAGCCGGTACATCCTTAAGTGTAAGCGAATAGGTGAAGGTGTCAACCTCTGGACCCGCTGGACCGGAAAACTTGGGGTTAGATGATGTAGCTTCATGCACCACACCCTTACCATCCCTGATCGCCGGTACGAAGGACTCTACCGAACAATCATCACGCTTCTTGATCCGCGCCACTGTGACTAGCACCGGTTCACCAATCTTACTATCTGCAATATTAAAGTGCTCAGGCACCCACTCGATGATCTGGTTGTCTAGCCAGCCAAACTTATCAAATAGCGTGTAGCCGCCTCCCAGTGCAGCAATGCTGGCAGCTACTGCTCCGATTGCCTTGTGGTAGTCGATCACTCATGCCTCCAACAAGCTCGCAATCCGTCTAGCCCAGCCCTTGGAAAACGAAGGCCAGCCTGACATGTCCGTCATCGCTCGCAGTCGGCGAGCGAGCATCTTCCGAAGCAGCCCGTCAGGGTTGACTTCATTGAGTGCAGCCAGCGTCTTAGGGCCGAGGACGCCATCAGGCGTAGCTCCAACGGATTGCTGTAACCACTTCACCGCAGCTCCGACACCACTGTTCACAGCAGCATCGAACACGGCATACCGAACTACAGGAGGCAGCTTATCGGCTTGAACCGCATCCCAATACGATTTCTTGTAGATTGCCTTCGCAACATCCGTCGGCATATCTTTCATAGGGCCGTCATAGCAGTGCTCACGCGCTACAGCAATCGTGACACCCCACATCGTCTCACCACCCGGATCATTTGGATGGTTTGAGTACGATCCCTCATGCCCAAGAAGCGTATGGAATGCGGTATCGAAGTTCATTACTGCGCCGCCCCACCATAGAAAAAGAGCGTGACGCTCAAGACATTGGCATCAGCTACATCAATAAACACCCCATCTTCAAACAACACCCCCATATCAGCAATGGGAAGGTATTGAGAATTTTTTACTGCAGGGGTATTAATCGTTACTTGCGCAGTACCGCCTGATGTACTACCGTTTTTAAGCGCAAAAGAAGACGCCGTATCTGAGCAAGAATAATAAATTCCTACGATACGAGTCCTACCCGCAATAGCATGACCATCGGCAGTCTTCGTGACTGCCTGAATATTACTATTACTCATCCCACGACCTCACTAAAAAGGGGGCGCAAGGCCCCCATACTATTTAGCTGGTGTACGCACCGTCAGTGGGGACATAGTACAGGATGCGACCCGTTACTGTACCGCCCGTAGCAGCCGAAGCACCAACACCAGCGGTCAAAGTGACCATCTGCGTCGTTGACATGGCAACACCCATATCATCTCCAGCAGTAGCGGTTGCCCACGTGAAGATTGTTTTGCCAGCGTCGGCATCGCCTTCAGCAATCAGACCATCTACGTCAACAGCGGTTGAGTCGGTGTAGCCAATCCACCCCATATCGAACGTGGGGTTCGTACCACCAGTACCAGCGGCGTTAACTTGAATCTCGACAACAATTGCGCCAATCGGAAGAACGATGGTGCGCGTATCAGTCGAAGAACGCTTTAGAGTCGTCGTATTTGCAGCGGTCGGATCAAAATAAAAATCCGCCACCATCAGCATTGAACCAGCGTAGCTAGTTTTCGTGGCATCGCCACCACCAGCTCGCCATACGGAGGTAGTAGTTGAAGTCGTCGGCATAATATCCTCTCATGCGAGTGGCCTATCGATCTGCATGAAGTCCGCCGGATCGGTTCGATAGGCTGTGGGTTCCGGATACGAGAGTTGTACCACAAAAGAAAAGGGGGCGCAAGGCCCCCTTCCACAATCTTGCGATTGTTTATGCCCCCGGCGAACCGAAGGCACCCAGCGGATCCGACACACCGAAGCTGTAACGCTCACGAGCCTTGTAACGGCTGTTGCCGGTATCAAAGTCAGCGTCCATACCAGTCTGCATGGGGGTCCGAACGAAGTGCTTCAGTCCGTTGGGGACGTCAGTCGTCAGGAACCAAGCATTGGTATCGGTCAGCCAGTGGTTGACCGTGAAGCCCTCGGGGATCGAGCCGTTGTTCTTTAGCGCGTTAATATCGTTGTCAGTCGTACCCGGACGCTGCTCTGTCTCAAGAATACGGGTAGCAACGAATTGTAACGCAGGAGGAACAATCAGCTTACGAGGCTTAGCGGCAATCAGCAGGCCGCGCTCGTCCGTCCACAGAGAGATCTGAATGACCGCAGCCTCAAGCGAGGTTTCGTTCAAGTCAGTACCTACGGTAGGACGATTGCTGTTCGTGCCACCAGAGATCAGCGGATGATCCGTAGCAAACAGAACTTTGCCGTCACCGTAGGTCGGACCGCCGGTGAAGCCCTGATTGAGGATGTTAGCCGCTTTAACCTGTTTGGTATACGCCATCGCCCGGGCGAGCGACTTGGTATACCGCGACGAAAGACTGTCGTAAAGATTGTCTTCCATCGCTTCTTCGGTAATTGAGAAACCCATCGCAATCGTTTCATGGACATAACGAGCCGTCCAAGCTTCTTGCGCATTGTCATAAGCTAGTGCCGCACCCTCAGTCTTAACCGGGGCAGCGGAGAAGCCAGACAATTTGGTTTCCTCTTCGAAGGAACGCTCAGAGGTCTCCGTTTCAAAGATCTCTTTGTGCTCTTCAGGATACCGCTTGTACTCCAGACCAAACAGGGCATTAAGTCCTGGGAGGAGTTCTTTCAGTAGTTGTGCGCGTGAAATAGCCATGATCTACTCCTTAAACACCAGCGGTGGCGTTATAGGTGTGGTAGGTCGCGTTGAACTTGACGATAAACTCGACAAAGTTCCCCGACGTGTTCTTGGTATCAGGCACCACATCAACCACGCGAATCGGCAGAATCGTCGTCACGTTGTTAATGAAGACACCCATACGGCTGTTGCCAGTGGTAGTGACACCCGTGTTCAACACGAGTTCGGCGTTACAAGCAATCGCATTACCACGCGAAATGTACGCGGGAAGCAGACCACTTGCAGCGCCATCAGCGGTAGCGCCAGTGACGTTCACAACCTTGAACAGAGCGTTCGGGTCATCGCACACATAAGCCTCGATGTCGTCAGCAACGATACTGCCCGGGTAGTACTGGGAGAACAGTTTCTGCTTGGTCGAAGGATTCGTGTACGAGCAACCCAAGAACACGCCAACCACACCGGCAACCGGCGAAGTCTGGTTCTGAAGCGTCGTAATGATGAGAGTGCCGTCGTTCTTGTACTGAACCACGTCGCCATAGAAGATGGCAGTGCCGTAGTTAGACGCGATTGGAATGGCACGGGTGGCACCCGCAAACGGTAGTCCGCCAATCAGATTGACTGGACGCAGACCGTAGGGTGCATCAACAGTGGGGTAAGCCATGTCATGCTCCTGAATTTATGAACCTTTACCGAAAGTGACCTGCGTTTTTCGTTCCTTAAAGAGCGGCATACGCGGGTCATTCTCTCGCATTAAGTTATTGTCAACGGATGTGATCTGAGCGGAAGCCTGATCCCTATAAAAGGCATTACGCTCTTCCACAAACTCGACAGGGGTTTTGCAAAGCATCAATCCACCAATCACGATGTTGTCCTTGAACCTATCGCTCTCAGACATCATGAGCGTGATCTCGGGATGATCAACAGCTTTGACGGGTTCCCAGCCCTCACGCAATTTTGAAGAAACATTTCTGGGGTCATCTTGACCAGCCATACTGATACGAATCCAGTGAAATTCGTATCCGGGCTCCGGATTGGGAGTCGGAAGCAACTCAGGACGCTGCCAAGAGCGCCGACGAGCGGTGCTTTCACGGGTCTTCAGTTCACGGTCAATTCGATTTTCAGCCATTTTGTTTCCTCATCTCTATAGCAACCTGACGGGCATATTGTTCAGGCGTTAATCCGAGTCGTTTAGCGAGCTTAACAGCGGATTCCGTCAGCACAATTTTAGTGGGCGCAGTGCTTCGGGATACCGGTGCAACTACACTAGCTTTGCGCGGCTTTGGAGCCGGTTTTTCGTCCTCGGCATCAGCGAACCGATCCGGGAACACTTCACGCATACGAGAGTTAATCTTCTCGTAGTACTCGTCAGTGCGAGTATCAACACCTTCTTTGACGAGCTTCTGATGCACGCCCAGAGCGAAACTCGTCATCTCATCGTCGGCTCCAAACCAGTCATTAGCTTTTTGCCAATTAACCGCTTTAGAATCAACCGCTGGTTCTGGGTCGGTATTTGATAGTTGTACAGTAGTTTCTTGCTTTTGTAAAGGGGGGGCTTTTAAGATGGATACACGTTCTGCTTTGATTTTTGCAGCAGTAAGTGCCTCTTGAGCGGCAACGACTTTATCCGAATCTCCAGACTCA